TGATTATATTAATCCTAAACTTTATGATGGTATTGAGAAACAAGCCAGAGTAAGAGATATATACCGTCAATTAGCTGCTGAGTTGAAAATAGATTTAATTAAAGAAGCTAGTGTTATAAGTGATCCTGAAGCTGTAGATGTTATGTTAAGTTTAAATTTTGTTAATGAAGATAATCTTAATGAATATGTTGATCAGGTTCATATTATTAAAAAGGTTATCGGCAAACTTTCAGCAATGTTGGTAGCTTCAAGGATGGGTCTTAGTGATATCGATGAGACTGCTACAAAGAAAGCTATTGATGGGTTAGACAATGTCGTCAAGGGACTTGAGAATATTAAATTATCAATATCTAATCAAGGATAAATTATGATTGATTTAGCAAAAATTTCTCAAGAAGCATTTATAGACGAATTGCAAAAAATAGCAATGTCTGAAAGTGTTATAACAAAAGCTATTAATGCATCACACAATAAGGCTATGAGTCTTTTAGGACAATCACCAATAAGTGCATCAAATATTTCTGCAGCTGCAAAAAAAATAAGACAATCATCTAATATGAGATTAGGTCTTGCTAAAAGACGCGATAATGTTGGATATAGTTTTCTTAAAAAAGGAAGGTAATTATGATTGATTTACAAAAAATTGCTGAAAGTGCATTTGTGAATGAACTTGAAAAAATATCAAAACTTTCACACACACTTGAACCTGACGCTTATACACCTACTATTAAACATTATGTTAAAAATATCCAAAATATTGAAAAGAAAGAAAAATCTGAATGGAATAAATTAAAAAACAAATATAAACCAGAAATAAGATCTAATAGATTGGCTGCATTAGGTGGAGCCCTTGGAGGTGGTGGAGCTGGTTTTGCTATAGGAAAATTATTTGGTCTTCCCGTTTCAGGAACCATTGGTGGTAGTTTACTTGGCGCTGGTGGGGCTGGTGGTATTATGAGTTATATTAACGAATTAAAAAGACCATCTTTTGGAAAAGAAATGTCTTCACATACAGAACGATATGGAGAAGGCGCTCCTAATATCAAAGATTTGCTAATAAATAGAGAATAAGATGAATTGGCTTCAAAAAATAGCTGAAACTGCTTTTGATGATGAAATGCAAAAAATTCTTCAAGCTGAAGGTATTGATAAAATAATGGATCATAGAGCTTTAACTAGAGTAACGAATATGAATCGCTCTGGTACTAATGTTGGAATTAATGATGAATACAACCCGACAGAATCAGAAAGTACATATGGACAATCGTTTTGAAGAAATAACGAAATACGCTTTTGATGAAGAGTTAAAAAAAATAGCAGACTTTTATACTGATATGTTAGCTACTTATCCTGATGAAGAAGAGGAACCTGAATACGAGGAAGAATATCCAGAACAAGCCGCTTCTTATGACTCCCAACGACCTAATCCAATTCCTAGTCTATTTGCTGGTGCAGGAACTGGAACTGCTTTAGCATCTGGTCTTGGAATGTTGAGTAATAATATATTGGGCAATCCTATTTCTCAAAATTTTGCCAGAAATGCTATTATTGGCGGTTTAATGGGTGGATTAGGTGCTGGTATTCCAATTTTGATAAATCATTTTTCGTCATCAAATAATAATGAGGAAAATGATGTTGCCGCTCAACCCATCAATTCAATAATGGAAAATTAAATGCATTCTATTACACATAAAGCTTTTATTAATGAGTTGGAAAAAATATCTGCAGCCGGTATAGTGGGAGATATATTAGCAGCTTCGTTGTTAGGTCAATTAGCTATGACTGGTGCTCAACATACTAAAGGAATAAAAGAAGCACTTAAAGCGGGTGCTACACTAAAACATGCTTTTAGTGCTCCTCCTTTGCCTATTGGAAAAGAATGGAAATTTGTACCATTAAATAGAGTAAATAATCAATTAAAATTACAAGAAAATCAATTAGCATCTATGACTAAAGAGAAATCTTCTTATGAACATTTTTTAGATGAACAAAGAAAACGAATGCAGACAATTGCTATGCCTACTGGTGCCGTTGTTTCTATAGCAGCAGAACGAAAACATGATCGTGAACATATACATAAAACACCAATGAAAGGATAAACAATGAATAAAGATACTATGCAAAAAATTGCAGAAGAAGCATTTATTGATGAGCTGGAAAAAATTTCTGGTAAGAAAAGCGAAGTTGCTGGAACAGCAATTGGTGTAGGTGGATCCATTGGAGGGTATGCGCTGACTAAAGGTGCAATTAAACGAGGAATGACACCAGAATATGCTAAGGCAATTAATGAATCTCTTATAAAAAATAAAACTATTGGAAAAGTTATGGGATCTTTAGCGCATTCACAAATGAAACATCCAGGTAAATGGTTAGCCGGTGGATTAGCTCTCAGTGCTATTCCTATCGCAGGTGGGTTAATGCAGAAAGCTAAATCAAAAGAAGAAATGGATAAACAAAACAAACAAACAATATCTAATTTAGCGCTTGGTCCCTACAATCTTGGTAAACGTATTAAAGCCTCTCTTGCTAATAAAAAGAAAAACTAATATTTTTTTTAATAGCTAAAAAAAAGACCCCTGTATGTGATCGAGACATACAGGGGTTTATTATTTGATATGGAACGTAGACCGTCTGAGGTCGGGGGCGAAGGCGGGCTCACCTGCTCCAAGATTGAAATAATTGAAAGTCGTCCACTTTCAATTATTCCAATTCTTTCTACTGGCATCAAGATGTTACATCTCGAACTAAAGGGAAACCCCTTTACTTCCATATCCATTATATATTAGCTCTTTAATATCTTTAAATCTGGTTTTTGAGATTGCGCTGGTTGAACTTGTTCTCTTGGTTTTACTGATTGATCTAATATTTTCTGGTTTAACTGGTTTGCCTCGGTTCCTACTTTTGTCATTTCTTCATCAAATTGTTTTAATCTGGGAAGCATATCCTGAATTAAATTCAGGATAGCTTTCCCAGTGTGTTTGATGTAATATAACACCGCTTCGGAAGTTGGTTTTTGTGGTTCACTGATTTTTTCCATATTAACCTCCTCGATAAAAATGGAAGATTACTTTGAACCATTCCTTATCAGTTCTATATGGTTTTGGGCGATAATATCAGCCCGATTGTTGAACCGATTGCTTGAGTGGCCCTTGACCCATTGAAATATAACAGACTTGAACTCGGAGGTTTCTTTGTCTATTCTTTTCCATAAGTCAATATTTGCGACCTGTCCTCCACTGGACTTTCGCCATCCATTGGATTTCCAAGTTTCAAAGTAATCATTCCAATTATCACAGACATATTTTGAATCGGTTAGTATGGTACAACTGGTTTCACTGGTTAACTGGTTCTTTTTGGTTAGGTACTGATTCAACTTGTTCAATCCCGCTGCTACAGCGGTAAGTTCCATGCAGTTGTTTGTTGTCCCTCGTAAATGTCCCCCGCCCTCAATAGTATCTTGTTCTGGCGTTACAATAACATAACCGTAACCGCCAGGACAATTTTTTGAAGCATCATTACCGGAACAGCCACCGTCAGTATATATCAGATACATGGTTTATCCCTTACTTAACAAAGATCAGGTAGGATTATTGTCAAGCAGCTGCTCTCCCGAACTTTCTTTCTTCGAATTCTTTGAGCATCATCATATACTTTTCGCCCTTTTTCCTGTCTACGCTCATAAGATAGGAAGCGAATCCTTTCAGTTTTCTTATCTCTCCCTTTGTGGTCTTGGCTGCATTTTTGAATTTTGATGTCGCATTAAAAACTGCAGCCCTGAAATTATTTACTACTTTTTTCGGTAGAGATGTTTTTTCATTGACAACAATCCCGCATACTTTAAGTCTGCCGGCATGTGATTTCCAATTTGTTTTATCCTTATTAGGAATAAAACCATAAGCCCACAATAACCTATATACTTTTGTCTGTATTAATTTCCTCAATTGCCACTTATCATGGGTTTTTGAAGAAAAACACAAATCATCAGCATATCGAGTATAAATGATGTCATTGGCTTGACAATATTCTACCATTGACTCATCAAATCCTCTAAGAACTATGTTCGCTATAATGGGAGATGTTGGAAATCCCTGAGCGGTAAATCCATTATAAATACAGAGTTTGATCACTCTTGTAAGCAGAGATTGATATCCAGTTTTTTCGCAATAATCAGGAATGTGAACAGCTTTGATCTCTTCACATTTATGAGGAAAGTTCTTGTTCTTATTATGATATAAAGACGGATGGCATTTTCCTTCCAGCATATATTCATAATACCTGCAATAACGGCAGATATTTTTATTGCCAAATAGGCAATTCTTTAAATGTTTTTCGGAAATACTGTCAAAAAAACTCTTTATATCAATTTTTCCAAGACTTTTTGCGCCTACATGTTTTTTAGCATTGGTTACAATGCCACGTTTGATGATAAAACCGTGAACAGCTTCGTTAGGTTTGTACCTTCTGAATATTCTCCAATACACAGCCTTCTGAAGATATTTAAGAGTACCGTCGGGAGCCAGTACCTTTCTCACGGAACCATCTTTTTTAGGTATTTCAATCTTCCTTACATGCATTGGCAGATCATTAATAATCGTATCAACTTTTTCAAGTGGTTGACCAAAAATATCTGACAATTTAAAGTTACTGTAAGGAGTTGGTGGTTTAACAGCTTTTTCAGCTGTGGCTTGGTTCTGCTGGTCCACTGGTTTCCTCCTGTGTTTTTACTTTCTCCCTGGCTTCATCGATATTTTGAGCCGCACCTGTTTTTATAAGATCTTCGGCTTTTTTCTCAAATTTGTCATCTGCCTTATCAACACCGTATTTTTCCATACCCTCCTCTTTATAGTTATTTGTGATTTTGGAAAAATCATCAATGAAGGATTCGATGCTATCTTCTTTAATAAATCCTCCACCGACATTATAATGGCCACCACCTTTAACATAATCAAGGTTGGCCAGGAACCTTCCAATATGGAGATCATTCTTTTCAGAATGCCAACGATTGAAGGCGACCTGCAGATGCCATCTTTTATTCCATACTGAAGATATTCTGATGTTATACTTAACATCAGGCCTTATGAAAGCTTCGGAATATCTGGGAAACTGACCTGTCCTTCTTTGACGAATAACGGAAATCTTATTATAGACTTCCATATTCTGCTTTGCTTTCATAACATCGCCACGAAGATCATCAATGACGGATGCGTCGAGATTTAATATGGCGATTGTTTCATCAAGATCAAATTCTGTATTTACCAGGACTTCGACAATTCTGTTAAAAATCATGTCGTTGGGCTGTATTCTTTCAAGATACGCCCTTATAATCATGATAGGACTTGCATTGGTAAAAACAAAATTAACATCCTGATAAAGTGCCGCATCAATCATATTGATGCTTTTAACCAATTCAGGAAGAAGGATGTTTGTATTGCATTCTGCCCTATTTTTCTTTAAATAGTTAAAAAGAAGTTGGAATGCTGAATATGCCGCTGGATCATAAATAGTTTCATCATTGATTACCGGCTTATGCCCAAGATCTTTATTGGGATGATGGTCTACCCAAAATGTGGATTGTCTGTGATCTTCAAAGTCGAAAATTGATAATGTATCATTCTCCCCAAGATTGAGTTTTGTGACAAGTTCGTTAAATTTTTCTCCTCTGGAATAAGACATCACAGGATAAAGGCGATAATTGATTTTGTTATTGATTATGTACTTTAAATACAAGGCGGCACAACAAATCCCGTCTACATCAGCGTGATACACGACATGATGGCTCATGGTTCCTCCGGTTTGTTTTAAGTAAAAAAAGGCAGGTAGGGGTAGGTAAAAAGATAATTAAATCTTTCAATATTGTTATTACAGGAATGATATTAAAATAACAATATCGAAATAACAAATAACTACATTATAGTTATGTCATATAATCATTAAAAATAACAGAGGATTATTTAGATCCGACTTCTTGAAGAGCTTTAAGAAATTGATTATTTAAAGCAGATTTTTGATTGGATAACATCTGAAGATATTCATCAGTACCTTTATCTCGATGTTTGAAGATAAAACCATGTTTTCGTGGTTGAGCGACAAAGTTCTGTACCTCAACCTTTCTCTCTTCTTCTGGCAAATCAGTATGTGATTTATATCGAACAACCCTACCCTTTACCTGTTCAAGCTGAGGATTGTTCCAATGAGGTTCCATAACTTGCATTAATTTAGTGCCTCTTAAATCTAGCCCTTCTCCACCAGCTCCAGATATCAACAGTTGTTTTATTTTACCCGTATTATAATTTTTGATAATTTGATGTCTTTGTCCTATAGGAGTTTTTCCAGTAAATTCAGCATAAGGAACTTTATTTTTTTCTAATAATGATCCAAGAGGCTTAATACCATGCCCGAGATAATTAGAATATGTAACCCCTTTATAATTTTTATCTGATTTAAGTTTATTTGCTATTTCACTATATGCCCTCGTGATCTTTGGAGCATCTTTTATATCAGCAGAAAGATTGTATTCTCCAGGATAGTTTGAAATTTGTCTTGTAGCAGTTAAAAAAGCATTCATTTCTTTTGATTCAGATTTTGATGGCGCAATACCATGTCCTATTTTATATGCAAAAGAAGGATGTCCCTTTAAGGCCATCTTATAAGCGGCTTCTTGTTTAGGAGACATCTCAACATCAATTTCTTTTTCTTCTACTTTTGGATAATCTTTTGTTGGAGGTTTATAATAATCAACTTTTCCTTTAAAACCTTCTTTAATTTCGTTAATATTTTTTGCTACTTGAACTTCACCAGGTTTGATTCCTCTAAATACTCTTGCAAAAATATTAGGATTAATTTTTTTAGTTGTTATATATCTTTGATTAAATAGTTTTTCATCTCTTGGAGCTTTCATATTTAAACCCCTCATAATTGGAATTAATTCACTTGGCCTATTTCGAAGAGGGGTTCCAGTAAGAAATAATGTTTTATCACCTTTAAGTTGATCTGGAAGATGTGACCTTTGACTATCCATCCTGCCCATTCTATGAGCTTCATCAAATACCAACATTCTTCCTTTTGCGGATTCAGGGGGTTTATTGTATGAATATGCAGTGACTGGTTCATTAATTTTATGTTTAGCTTTTTCTTTTGCAAAATTAAATTTTAACGATGCGGGACCGACGACTGTAAGGGGTTTATTAAATGCTTTGCCGGCAGCTAATGCTGTAAGAGTTTTACCAGAACCTAATCCGTGATAAACCAAAAGAGCATCTTGATTTTGTAATTTTTCACTTACTCTTTTTTGATGTTCTTGCAATTCGTAAGCAAATTTTATAAGAACATTATGATTTATCATAATTTAATAAGAGTAATAAGGGCGTGAAGTATCTTTTTTCTTTGTTGATATCATTTTTTTTGCAAGAGAAAGTCCCACAGCTGTAGTACCTAATGCCATTTTTGATTTACTAAGATTTTCTCCAAAACTGCTTATTTCACGGTCTATAGACATATTGGGGGATTGTTTTTTAACATAAGCTGTTTTTAAATCTGACAAAGCGTTTCCAAGGTTTTTATAAGATCCAGCAATATAAGAAGGAGATAATTTTTCTTTAGCTTTATTAATGGCGGCCAATGATAAATCCCCACCAACTCTTAACCCAGCAACAATTTTTGTGCTGAGTGGTACTGTTGCTATTTTTGCAAGTTCATCTCGAAAGGCATATTCAGAAATTTTCATCATTCTATCTTGAGGTTGTGGAGTATTTCTTAATAAATTCATTATATACATTGAATCTGGGTCTTGATACGATGCCTCATGTAATTTTTTTAAAATTCCAAGTTGCCCTCTCTGATGTCCTGCTTTATATCCTAAATATCCTGACCCTCCACTAAGCCCAGCCAATCCTAAGCCAATAGCTAATCGTTTTAAAGTTTGAGCCTTGGGAAGTTTGAAATCTGAAATTTTTTCAAGATTTTCACTAATACCACCTATTAACTTTGTCTTACCTTTTTTCTGTCCTGCCTTATATCCTAAATGAGCTGAACCAGCAGCAATACCGGCAGCGCCAAGGCCCATAGCTGTTCTTTTAAGAAATGTTTTATTAATATCTACCTTCATTATTCCTCCTGGTGGTATTTGAATAGTCCTATCTAATTATAATATAAATTATTAGAGTTGCCAACTCAAAGTTTTGGATGATATAATATTTTATAGTATATTTGGTGTAGAGGCACTCTTTGATGTCAAAAATACCATTTGAGCGTTTTATCATTACTTTTCTGATTTTGGGAAAAGATGTGGCATTTATTGTGTCTAAACTAAAAGAATTTCATTATCATATTGATCCAAATGAAGTTAGCGAACTTTTTGAGAATTTAAAACAAACAATATCGCCGAATTTAAAACTTAAACTTGATACGCAAACCCCATGGTCATTATCCGATGAACAAGATCAACAATGGCTTAAGCAATTAGGCATATTTGAATATTATGATTATTTAATTAGAAGAACCGCAAACATTACTGGCGACCCGCCTCCTTACTTTAAATGGTTTCGAGAAAGTCTTTGGATTCACGCCCATGAAGATGTGATGTCTATTATCAATATTTTTATATTTAATAAAGAACCGCTTGAATCAATATCTGATATTATTTCATTCAGATATAAAAAGAAAATTGGTATTGAAGCATTAGAGTGCCATAAAAAAATATATTGGGATTGTGATATTATATCTGCCAAAGAAGCCTTATATCATTGTATACCATTTCGTAAAAACGCCCTTATTGTCAGAAATATAAAATTTGCCAATATTACAACAATTGTTAAATTAAATGAAGAAGAAGATGATGGTTCAGATACATCTTTTGTTTTCCATGATAGTAATTACATTAAGTGGAAAATAGGTTATAAAAAACTTACGGTTCCTGGAACTAAAGATTTTCTCGAACAAGTAAAACAAGATAGTTATTTCAAATACTATGAATCAATGATGATGTCTCAAAGTGTAGAAGTAGAAGAAGAAGCTGGTAATAATGATTTTGGACCATTTGATAAACGAGTAGTTAAAAGAAGGAATGTTGAAGAACAAAAGGCAAGAGCTGCCAAACACTGGTTAGAATTATATCTTAAGGCCAATGAATCAATGCCAGAAGGTGAGAAAAAAGGTGAAATAAATTTCTTTGAAAAAATGTCTCAGTTGTCATTGCAATTTGATGACGAAAAAATAATGACAATAGATGAGCTGCCTGATGTTCTTAAGGATATTAGTGGTGATAGGTAAATATGGCATTAACCCCTGTCGATCTTGCTTGTGGTCTATTTTATATCGATGGTGCTCCATTACAAATGCCCAAAGAGTCCATGAAGCATTTGTGGCCAATTTATAATAAACCATCCAGTTCTTTACTTCTTAAATTTGGAAGACAAACTCATAAAAGTACCACCATCAGCAATCATATAGTTTTACCATGTGCCAAGTATGATAATTATCATGTGCTATATGTAGCTCCCACTGGTAATCAGGTTTCTGTTTTCTCTACTGATAAATTAAACTCCAGTCTTCGTGGTTCCCCTGTTATTAAGGCAAATTATTTAAATCCTCAAACTAAAGATCAAGTTTATTATAAAGAATTATGTAATGAAAGTAAAATCTATTTACGTTCTGCATTCCACTCTGCGGATAGTTCTCGCGGTATATCAGCTGACGAGGTATGTATAGATGAATTACAAGATGTATTATCAGATCATGTTCCTATTTTACAACAAACAATGTCTCACTCTTTAGCTAAATGGAAAGAGATGTCTAAACGGGTTTCAAATTTACCAAGTCATTTATTTAATCATAAAATTTATGCAGGAACTCCTAAGACTGTTGAAAATACTCTTGAGAGATACTGGGCTAATTCAACTCAAAATGAATGGATTATTAAATGTCTTCATTGTAATAAGTATAATTATATCAATGAATATAACGTAGGAGAAACTTGTTTAATATGCAATAAATGCGATAAACCGATATTTTATGAAGATGGCCAATGGATAGCGATGAATCCTAAGGGATTTATTGAAGGATATAGATTACCTCAAATAGTTCTTAATTGGATTAATGATAGGACCGATCCTAAAGCTTGGAGAATACAGGTAATTGAAACAAGGAAGTCATATTCATCCGAAAAATTCTTTAATGAAGTTTTAGCGCTTCCATATGCCAATGCTAAAAACCCATTGAACCCAGATGATATTCATAGAGTCTGTAAAGATTATAATATGGTCGATACTCCCGAAAGTTCTAAATATATAGAAAATGCTTCAACAGTTTTTGCAGGTATTGATTGGGGTCATGGGGATACAACTACAGGAACATCTTTTTCAATGTTAGCAATTGGTGCATATATACAAAATAGATTTAAACTTTTATTCATAAAAAAATATATTGGCAAAATGTCTGACGCTTTATTACAAATAGATGATATGTATGCATTGATAAAAAGATACGGAGTTTCTTTTACAATGGCTGATTGGGGAGATGGTAGAACATCAAATGCTGTATTAGTTAAAAAATTAAGTCCTAGAAATTTTGCCGAAGTATACGAACATGGTACTCAAGCTAAAAAAATTAAATGGGATCCAACAAAGGGTATTTATGTTATTAATAGAACTCAAGTAATGACCGATATGTTTATGGAGATTAAAGAAGATAAAGTTGATTTTTTTAACTATGAACAATTTGATCCTTTTAGAATTGATTTTCTCAATATCTATTCTGAATATTCTGAGCAAACAAGAATGACAAGATATGATCATGTTGGAGCTGATGATGCTTTTCACGCTTATATGTTTTGTCGTTTAGCAGGTATGTTAATTAATGGAGAATTAAATAAGTATCTTGTTGGTGGTGAAAATACGTCTGATAATGACGAAGAAACTGCTATAGCATTACAATAGCTAAAAAAAAGGACCACCCCTGGTGGAGAGGTGATCCCATGAGCGCTCCACTCCCGATATTTTGGAAGCCGAGTGTCCTTTAGGCCCCTTTGTGCTCTTCCGCAGCGGGTTCCTGTTTCGCCTGGGCCGGTCTGGCCTGGGCGGTTTTGGGCATGTTTTTCTCGATGGCAATGCCAACGCCAACACCGGCACTGAAGCATATCGTGCAAAGCACGACGGTTGTAATAACGGGATGTCCGAACATAAATGTGACTCCTTATTTTTGACGTGAAAGTCTTATATGACTGTCCAGCCACCACCAGACAGCCACATACTAAGCATTATTGCCCAGTACATTATAGTTATACCACATAATGGGTAAAAATAACAATTGAGCAGGAAAGGGTAAGGAAAGGGTAGACAACCAAGACCTACCCCTCCCTATTCTCACCCGCCTCAGTCTGATTCTGTCAATATATTGATGATTATTAACATAATCAGACTGGCACCGATGATAAAAAAGCCTCTTATAATCGTTTTCATAAAATCCTCCATAGACAAGTGATTAAAATGTCCTTAATTGTTATACCATATAACCGTTATAAATAACTTATATTATAAAAAAGGGAGGATTTTATGCCATTTAAAAATAAAGCCCAGATGAGAGCTTGTTTTGCGAAGAAAAATGCCGGTACAGCTGGTAGTTGGAACTGTGAAGAGTGGGCTAAACATACTCCAAATCCAAAATCCCTACCCGAACATTCCAAAAAAGCATTTGATATCAATTTTATACAATCTCCAGAGTTCGTAAAAATAGCAAAAAAACTATTTAACCCTGATAAAGCTCCACCCGTACCAGAAGTAGAGTTGGAATCAAGACAGACTGCTCCATTAGTCCAGGATGTTATATCTAAAAGAGTGGCTAAAAGAGAAAAAGCATCAAAAATGCCTATGCAAAAACAGGCGTCAATGGGTTGGGAATTGGGTGTTACTATTGTTAATTGGGCAAAATAAGACCTGATGGTGTAGTTTTGTGTGTTTGCTGATATGCAGGTCTATTTATATCAAGTTTTGATTGAATTATCATACTATCTTCACCTTTATGCGCTAATCCGGCATCATTAACGATCTCTTGAACTGTTTTTTCAAACAGTTCTTCGTATTTTTCAACTGACATTTGTATCATTTCAAGAGAAGCTTTTCTGAACTCACTAATGAGATTGCGTTTTATCTCGACCAAGGCGTCATATGGAAGGCGATCAGGAGTTTTGCTTTTTTTAATAGCTATTTCGAACATTTTTGCAACATAAATTTTAAAAATATCTTCCAAAAGCTCTTTTTTGTTGAGTTTTGGATCAGCATTGTTGATAGAATTTTCAAGATCTGTTTGGAAATTGTATTCTGTTGACATTGAGCCACCCCTGGTTAATGTGTATTAATAATATAGCATATAAGATTTTGTCTTTCAACTAATTATTTGATAAAAAACATCATTTTAATTATATTCTAAATAGGTCTTCCTTATTTAATTAAAACATATTATAATTTATATATATTATGATACAAAAATTCCTACCTTACTTTAAGCAAGAAATCATAAAAATCGCAATGAGTCCTAGCGTTGTAAAGCCATCTCTTAATGCTATATTAAGAAAACCTGGTTTAAAAGGTGTTTCAATTGGTGGAAAAATAAGAAATTCTATAGTAAATCGAATTAGTAAAGTTGAAGCTCCTGTAGGCGTTGTGTAAATAAAAGGAAAAATATGCATATTAAAATAGCTTCATTACAATCATTCAATACTGAGATGATTAAAATAGCGCTTCCAGTCCCCGCTCCTGCAGAACATGCAGTAGCTTCAATGATATCTCCTATAGCACATACCCTTGCTGGAAAAAGTAGTTATATGGGAGCACCATCAATTCAGGGTGGAGTGATGAGGGGGCTTTCAAAATTTCAAAAAGGCGCTGAAAATGTATTTTTTGGCAAAAATCCAGTAATGAGGCCTGGAACGCAAAAACCCCTTATGAATCTTAAAACAGGACAACCACTTTTAGAACCAACTATTGAAAGAAAATCTATCGGGAAAACAGGTTGGGCTGCCGACTCTCAAAAAGTACTTAATGCTGAGAAAGATACTCCACTAAAACCAGGAGTTAAAAGAATTGAGGCATCAAAACGTGCTGCTACTCCAATTACAGATCCAAATACTGGTCATCCTATAGCGACCCCACAAAAAGGACAAGTAGTGATGAGTCCCAATTCTGGAAAGCCACAATATCGTCAAGGATGGCGCACTGCCGGTAATGTAGCTAAAGGCGCGGCAGGTGGAGTGGCGTTAGGCGCAGGAATTCTTGGAGCTGGAACTGTTTGGGGAGGACTCACAATGGATCCTGCGATGAATGCATCATTTTCTGGAGAGGGCCCCTCTTCTCAAGGGCCTATGTTTGGATAATAAATGTCTGATTTAGCAGATAAAATTAAAGAAGCTGCACATTTGGTATCCGAAGATTACCTGCTTAATCATATTAGTATGAATGATTCTATTTTTTTAAGATCAAGTAATGAAGGTTTTAATTCTGAAATAGTAAAAAGAATATGTGAATTAGCAAATCAAAATGTTTATCTTTCATTGTTTAATGATCCTTCTATCAATAAAGCTAACATTCAATTTGAATTAGCAGATTATAGTCAAATATCAGATAAACTTCAAAAAAGTGAGAATGACATGAAAGAATATAAGCTTGTTCCGAAAGGATTCAAAACGCAGTTAGCTTTTGATAGAGCTAAAAAAGAAGCGCTGAGTCAAGTTGACTTTCAGCAAAAGAAATTAGCATCACTAGATGAGTTGCAATATGGAAAACATAAATTTGAGGCTTTATTAAATAGTCTTGAAACTATCAAAGTCGCCTCTGAAGATGATGCTAAAGAGGCCTTTGGAAGATTATTTAATGATTCTAAACTTCTTGTTGCTCAAGGTGACTCAATTGCTGATATGGCTAAGATAGCTATGCGGCATGTAAAAGATTCTGGTTTTGAAATGATTAAAATCGCAAGAGCTTATGATCTTATTTCAACTGAATTAAAAAATAATGGATATACTGTAAATGAAGAATTAACTAAAATGTCATCTCTTGCAATTAATAAAGAGTCTAAACTTTTAGAACCATCAATGGATTATATAGTTGGTATTGAAAAAGTTGCTGCATTACACGAGATGTGTAAAAATGTTAAAGCAACAATTGACATGTTTGATCAAGCAATTGAAAAAACTGCAGCAATTCCTAAAGTTGTTACAAAATTGCCTCAGCAAATTAAAGATTATGGTAAATATATTGTAACTCATAAAAAAGATATTCTTACTAATCAGGGAATTGGACTTGGGCTTGATGTAGCAGCTGGTGGCCTTGCTGGTCATGCAGCCGCTCAGCATCACAATAAGAAATAGCAATTCTAATGAATATCGCTCATATATTAACAAAACCATTATTAGCAATTACTCCTGATAAAGAAATAGGATATGGTCCATGGCATCAATTAGGTCTTGGAGCGTTTTTGGGAGGTGCTCCTGTTGGAGCTGCTGCATTAATGAAAAGGCCTTTAAAATCAGCTATCCCTACATCTATAGCTGGGTTAGCACTTGGGATTAGTGCATTGCCACTGCACAATGCTCTTGTAAAATATAAACAGGAACAAAAATTAAAAGAATTTGAAAATGAATTAACGCAGCATTTCTTCCCAGAATCAGATCCTGGAATTCATGTAAAAAATATTTTTCATACAATGTCTAATATTAAAGCTTCTATACCAAAAGGTTTTTCAAAAGAAGCAAAGTTAATAAATAAAGTTTTAGACAAAGCTACTGAATTTGCTGGAAAAAGTACTTGGAGCGGCGCTAAAGCAATAACAAGATCACTTTTTCCTTTAGAAAAAAACGCTCCTCTTGGAGAAAAGATATTAGGTGGAGCAGTAAAGGGAACAGCAATTGGTGCGGCAGGATATGGAACATATAAAGGTATAGATTATCTTAAGAAAAAACAACCATATAATTATACTACCATGTTAAGAAATAATATTTTACATGGAAAAATTCAACCATCTGAATTAAATAGCAATGAATTACAAGAAGTAAAAAGATTAGGTATGAAATGAATATTCAAGATATTAAATCATTTTCAAATGAATTAAGAAAAATAGCTGGTATTGGTAAAATTATTGGAGGAGTAATAGGAGGGGGTTTTGCCGGCTTATCTGTATTAGGCGCTCATAATGCCGGTAAACAAAGTGCTATGAAATTGGGAAGAGGAAATGCCCCATTACCAATTCAACCTTCTCAAAATATTTTACGAAAAAATCCTTTAGATAAAGGTATAGGAACAAGTGAAAATATTGGCAGTTTTTAGATATATTAAAAGGAGTATTTATGTTAATTAAAGAAGCTGTACAAAGTTTATATGATAAGAAACAAATTACAGAGCAGGAGTATAAACTTTTAAATGACAATCTTCCAGAATTAGAAAAAACAGCCGGTGTGACAATTCATATTCCTGATGCCGAAGCACTACTAGGTGGACTAATAGATGCGGATGGTAGTGCCCCACATCTTATGAAAAGTATTTGGGAAATTGCTAAACAAATTGCCGCTGGTGGCGCTGTAGCTACTGGTGGAGTTCTTGCTGGAGTAGAATTAGATAAGTATCTTAAATCAAAGCGTGATATTGAGAATTCTTATAATACTATGAATGAAAAAGTTCCAGCTCTTACTGAATATCCTCAGGATAAAATTAAAGATTATTTTGAAGTTATTAAAACATTTTCTCCACGATCAGCTTCTAATCCTTTAGTTGCCGGTGCTCTTGTTCACAAAATGCTGGAATTTGGTGGAGTAGATCATAAACTTGTTCAAGATCTTGCCAGGATGGAAATGCCACAACAAAGTCTTGTATATGAATATGCAAAATCTGGTCTTGGCGGATTAGCACAACCTCCAAAGTTTGATAAATATGAACATGACCAGTCCTGGAATGATTAAAACAACTTATAAAGCATTTAAAGAAGAACTTTTCCTTGAGAAAAATGCTGATGCATTTAATCTTATTGGGAAACTAGTGTCAAAGGGAGCAAAGGCTGCATGGGAACACCCTAAAACAACGCTAGGTATTATTGGTGGAACTGTTGCGGCTGATATGATTGGAAGATCTTTATTTCCAGCTTTAGTTGTCGCCAATCAAGCCGATCAAACAGTACATCTTGATAGCCAAAATTCTTTATTGAATGATATACTTATGCAGGAACGAATAAGAAATATAAAACCTAGACCTGTTACTCCAATGTACAGGCCAATACAACGTCCTTTAGTTTAATTAATTAAGGAGCAAATATGCCATTACCATTATCTCAAATCGGCGGAGCTGTTAAAAGTTTTGTAAAACCAATTGGTCAAGCTTTTCAGGGATTGGGTGGAGGACAGAAAGCAGCTATTGGTTTAACTGGCGGACTTCTTGCTGGAAAAGCTTTAAGCGGGGGGCAAAGAAATACTACTATTAACAAATTATCATTTGATGAAATTTCTGAGAATGCATTTAAAGATGAACTTCAGAAAATAGCTAAGAAAACTCATCCAGTTTCTAAGAGCCAAGAACGTTGGGCTTTTGCCGCTGAAGAACGCGGGGAACTTCCTAAAGGGAAAGCAGAAAAATGGGCAAAGAGAGCAAAGGGTAAACATCTGCCCGAAAAAACCGCGTCTGATGAAATTACTGATAAAGCTTTCATTGAAGAGTTAAATAAATTGGCATCTGAAAAAGGGTTGAAAAAGCTTATTAAAAAAATTCATAAAACACATCCAGAAGCTTTTGCAGGAATTGGTGCAAAATGATTAACCTTGAAAAAATAGTTCAAGATGCTTTTATAGATGAACTTCAAAAACTTTCTAATGAAGAATCTCAACTTGAGCGAGGCATTGAGGTTGAAAAAGAACATTTGCCTACAGTGAAAAAAATACAGGCTAGTATTAAAGATGGTAAAATTACAATGCCTCATAAAAAGATATATGAATCTATTGCTGAAGATCATTTAAATGAGGAAGATAACCCAAAACGAAAACAGTATTATACATTACTTAAAAAATTTGTAGATCCAAGTTAATAAATATTTTAGAAAATTAAAATGATTAAATATTTTGAATTTGATTCTATTGATGAGTATGGTCAACATATCATACCCATTAATCCCGAATCACCACTTACTAAATTAGCTTCTCCTGGCTATTCTCCAGAGCTTATGAAAGTAATCATAGCTATGAAGAGGGTTCCAGAATATTATTATGTTGTAATCAATGCTCTTGGTTCATATGAGGTTTGGGGAAGCAACCGTAATGGAGATGCCTTTCCTGAAAAAGGATTAAGGCATCTTTCGTTACGGAGTGATATGGGAACGGATCAGGATTATGGATATAAAACTTTTGAATATTATGCAAAATTATTTAAGCATCATGTTAATAAAGATCCTAAAAATTCTTTTGGCGATATCATTTTTTCCCATTGGAATGATAAGCTTAAAAGAGTTGAACTTATAGTTGGTATTGATAGAGTTAAAGGCGGTGATATTATAGCGGCTCTTGAAAATGGTGATAATGTCAGTGTATCAATGGGAGCAAAAGTAAAATTTGATAGATGTAATATTTGTGACAATAAATCCTCTACAAGAGAAGCGTATTGTAAACATTTAAAGAATTATTTAAGAGCCCTTGTCACTGACGATCTTGCGAGACAATGGTCAAGAGAGACTGGAAAACTCATTCTCCCTGGTACAGTTGTTTTTGCTATTAATGATTTTCCAAGATTTTTTGATATTAGCAAGGTATGGATTGGGGCGGATAGAACGTCTTATATATTAGGAAAAGCAGCTTCCAGATGTGCAGTAATATCAGGTATAGATATGGCAGATTCCTTTGGAATTACAGATATAATGATTGATAAATTATCAGCTTTTGGAAAGAAAAGTGAAATAGATAAAGAACTTGGTGGAGATGCTTTAAGTAATGATAAGTCCAAGGACGGTGAAATTGTCGCTATTCCCAAATCTGATGCATTAAAAAAAGCTATTGACGCTACAATGCAAAGAACTATAGCTGAAGAACCAAGAATACCAAATTCTATTCTTGATCCCATTGCTTCCACTTTTCCGCTAAACAATATATTCTCTACTTTATTCGGCCTTGGTATTCATCCTAAGCCAGTAGAAACTCAAAGAATTATTATTATAGCAATTAAACGCCCTGATATAGCAAATTATTTAGATCAAAATAATATGTGTTTTGATAGTCAGGAGCCTGTAGAACAATCCGCAGATATTGATATTAATGATAAATTATTTAATGATGTTATTGCAAGAGCATTAATGCCGTATATTGAAAAAAGAAGTGCCTTTCCTACTTTCTTAGATGCAAGGATGCAAAAAACTCTTGAAAAATATGCTGAGTCAAATGGAATTGAAAGTGTTATTAATAATAATGATTATTGGTTGCAACAAGGTCCTGGAACTGGGTCTCTTATACAAACATCAAAATTACCTGTTGAATTAGCAGCTCTTGGTGGATTAGCGGCTATTTATGCTGGGTTAAAATTAAAAGCTGCCGGATATAGCCCTAAAAGAGTTGCAGAAATTTTCATTAATAAACCATGGCTTCGAAATATAATTGGAGGAGGAGTAATGGTTGAATTAATGAATCGAATGATTGGTAATGCAGCAAGATTAGATCCATATATTACAAGACCAGCCAATGAATATGAAGATATTTTACAAGATACAAATTTTTCTGGTCATATACAAAAATACGCTTCAATGGCTAATGCTTTAGGGCTTGGCATTGGTGCTGGTGCAGTAATACTTCCAAGTGCCTATATGATAAATTCGTATAGTCAAAAATCACTTGTTCCTCCTAAAAGAACTGCCGCTGTTGGGGGAACACTTACTGCATTAGGAACATTAGGATATGATGAAATAAATAAAGCTATTACAAAAGCTAAAAGATATTAAATAATTTATTTTATTCTGTACAAATTATGAGATTAATGATAAAATTTAATAGTAAAAGAAGATAATTTGCTTTTTTTATCTTATAGATATTATATTAATTATGTATATATTTGACAGATAGAACGTTAACCAGTCTGTTTCGTTTCACAATATATGGAGGTTTCAAATGCCTAAGTCATCTTTTGAAGATCACATGAGGATTGTAGAAGGTTCGCACACCAAAACGGCGAGTGCAAAAACAGTTACGCCAAGTCTTCTGGACAAACTTGCAGCTGAGATGGCTGGTGGTGCGGTTGATTCCACCGCAAAAGCTGCAGTTCCAGATCAGTCAACAGTTGCCGAAGCTGCTCCAGCCGTTGTGGCAGCGACAGAAGCTATTGCTGTTCCGCAGACAACTATTGCGGGTGGAAATGAAGCTGAGAAGGAAAAAGGGATGATGCCGGCTCCTTCTAAACCTGCTGTTTTTGTTATCGGTGATGGTGATAAGAAAGTTACTGATGCTCAGAATTTCAGCAAAGAACCAGCTGCCGTTGCTGAGGCGGCAAAAAATACTGGTGGGTCAGAAAAAACATCTTCTGACAAAGAGGCTGAAGAGATTGGCCGTACAATGGCTCATTCTTATGTTACTGAAATGCGCAAAATTGCTGTTGATGAACAGTATGATACGGCTGTTGGAATTCTTAAAGAGGCTGGACTTCTTGATAATTATAAAGTCGATGAATCGCTTGAAAAGAAAGCCTCCGATGAGCCATCCGCCCTTGATAAGATTGCAAACAAGCAGCCTTTGACAAGGGAAGATATGGTAAAAGCAGCTAATGAATATGTTGAATTATCAAAACAGGCTGAAGAGGCGGATGCTTTTGGCCGTCAGAAAGCCCATGAGTATTTTGATTCTCTTGTAAAACAAGCTGCTGAGGAAATGGAATCTGAAGAGGAAAAAGACGAGGAAGAGAAAAAGGGAAAGAAAAAAGCTGAAAAAGAAGAGGGTGAAAAAACAGCCTCTGACGAATCTATTGAAAAAGCAGTTGCAGTTCTTGTAAAAGCTGGAATCGTTCAGGCCTAATTTTTTTACCCATTATCAGGGAAAAGGTTTGGCTAAATGACTCCAACTGTAGAACAGTTGATTAGAGAAGCGGCTGGATTAAATGCTCAAAACATTGAGAAGGCCGCTTCTTCTAAAATTGATAAAACTGAAGCGAAAAAAATTTCGCAAGGATTGATGAAGGTAGCTTCTTTACCATATAAGGAAGCATCTTACAATTCAATCCAAGAAATAATGAAAATTGCGTCGACATCTCTTGATTCTTTACTTAATGAGTTAGAAGAAAGAGATAAAAGAATTAATCAATTAAGTAAAATCGCTGAAGTTAGAGAAGTTATTGATTCAATGATTGATAGGAGGTTGATTGAGTATCCTGGCATTCAAGAAAAAACAGCAGAACTTCTCAAAAAAAGCGATCATGAATTAGAAATTATTAAAGAAGCAATAGCTCTTGGAAGCGTTACTTCAAAAAATATATTCTTCGAAGAGAGCGAAAAAATAGCATCAGAGACTCCTGCAAAACGCGGCATATTCGATGGAGTCGAAGGTTTAGCTTAATTAAAAAGGAGAATTACTATGTTAGATATTCGAACCCCCTTAAGCAGGGTTGTTAGGGTAACAAGAAAGATTGATATAGGCAATTTAGTTGCGGTTCCTGGCGTTTGGGTTGGTATTGATAATGATGGAAAAGCCTATAATGTCGTAACCCCGACAGTTCCTGCCGTTTGCAAACTTGTTATTGGTTATGCTTCTGCTAATATGTATGAAAGTAATGATGTAAAGGTTGGAAGAATTACGACTCTTGAAAGTATCGGTTGTAGATTTGGTGTTGATTCCGATGGTTTCAGTGAAGTTGCTGCTGCTGGTAATTATCTTTCTGTTGATGCTTCGTCAACACCAAAAGCTGGAAAGCTTAAAGTTGCTGACTCTGGTGAAACAATTGTTGCTGTCGCGGAAGGATATGATGGAGCAACAGGAATTTTGACTTTTACAATCTGTTGCCCAAGTATCATGCCTTAATATTGAATTATTTAATGTTAACATTAAAATAGGAGAGAACCATGTTAGATATCAAAACCCCGCTTAGCAAATGCACTCGCGTTTCCAGGAAAATTTTTGATCTTTCTACGTTTACCGCTCTTCCTGGAATATGGCTCAAAGTAAATAATGATGGTTCCGTACAGAATGTCGGAACAAGTTCAAATCCTGCAGTAGCGAAACTCTGCATTGGAAGTTGCACTGACAATATCTATGAGAGTCATGATGTTGAAGTTGGTAGGATTACAACTCTTGAAACTATCGGCGTCAGATATGCTGTTGATGCTGATGGTTATAATGGTGCCACTTTCTATCCTGGTGAATATCTTGCTGTTGATTCTGCTTCTACTTTTGAGGGGAAGCTTTCAATGGCAGCGAATGGCGAGACAGTTGTTGCAGTTGTTGAGGGTTGGGATGGAATTAATGGTCTTCTGACCGTTATCACAGTTGATCCATCCATTATGCCGTCGGTAACGCAGACGACTACCACTACAACGACGACAACGACAACTACAACGCCGGCTCCATAATAAAAAAGAAGGAGTGATAAATGTTAAATATTTTAACATTGCTAAATAAAACCGTTAGGGTCACAAGACAAGTGAATCTTAGTGGTTTTACAATTGAACCTGGAATGTGGGTTCAAGTTGACAATGACGGCGTTGTCTCCAATATTACGACTGGAACCGCTCCTGCAACTGCAAAATTATGTATTACTCCAGTTACTGGAAATACATATGAAAGTCATGATGTCAAAGTCGGTCATATTACGACGATGGAAACAATTGGTTGCAGATATGAAGTGAGTAATGTTGGTTTTACTGGCGGATATTTAAGCAAAGGTGCTTATCTTACAGTTGATACTACTGCTGGGAATAAAGGAAAATTGAGATATGCTCTTGGTGGAGAACGTGTAGTTGCTGTTGTGGAAAAATATGATTCTGGTGCTGGACTTTTAACTTGTATGATTGTTTCCCCTATTCTTAAGGGAGCGCAATCAAGTCCGTCAGCATCTGAAAGTCCATCAGCTTCTACCAGTCCTAGTAGTTCAACAAGCGCCTCTGTAAGTCCGTCAGCATCTACTAGCCCTAGCAGTTCAGCTAGTGCGTCTGTCAGTCCGTCGGCGTCTACAAGTCCAAGTAGTTCAACTAGTGCTTCTGTCAGTCCGTCGGCGTCTAAAAGTCCTAGCAGTTCAGCAAGTAGGTCTATAAGTCCGTCGGGTTCTGTAAGTCCTAGTGCAAGTGCATCGTAAGGTTTATGGGGTTGAGCCTTAATCAACCCCAAGTATTATAACTGTTACTAAACTTATTCAAATTATTCAAGGAGTCTTATTATGATTAACGACATCAGTGTAACCCAGTTTAACGAGTCCTTCCTTGAAAAGGTTGCGACAGTTGCTGGTCAAGCTGAACTCCAAGAGTCTGGTCGTCAGTATGTGAAGACAGAACTCATGGAAGCAGCGTTTTCAAGGGCTATTATTCCACAGGAGCCGATCACAACGGCAGATTGTCAGCGTAACGTCAAAGACAATTCTCTGTATATCATCAGGGATATCGAACCTACAGCATATGCTGTTGGTGTAGATAATCTTGGTGAGCCGGACGGCCAGTATGTAAAGGGCGAAAGGTATATCATACCTATCGTCAATTTCGTGACAAAGCGTTTCCAGATTACGGTTGAAGACCTCAGGGCTTATCAGTATAAGATCACGAAGAGGATCGAAGATAAGTCAGTTCCTGTTCTTGAGAAGTTGGAAGATAAGTTCTTCCTCCGCCTTATGGGTGCTGCTCTCAGCATTTCCAAAAAAGGCGTAAAGTATACTGGTTCGCCAACAGTTGATCTTTATATTGCGCACGGCGATATGGTCAAACTGAAGAATACATTGGCTTCTGGTATCAATGCCAATGATCCAAAGCGCAAAGAGGTTGCCTGTGTTCTGATGTGTCAGGAAGTATGGGAAACTGTTGTTGTTCTGCCAAACGTCGGTGATGACTTTGGTAAGGACCGTGTGCTGAATGGCATCACGTCGGATACTCTCCATGGAACGAAAGTGGTTCGCACGATCAAGAGTGATATCCTTCCTATGGGTCATCTCTGGGCGTTTACGAATCCTGATTTCCTTGGTCACAACTTCGCATTAGGCGATCCTTCTTTTGAGATCAAGTCGACTTTCGGTCTCATTGAATGGCAGACAAAGGAATCTATTGGTATGGGTATCGGTAATGCGATGTCTTCGACGCTTCTGACTCTTAAGGGCTCGAAGGCTCCTGGAACATCGACGAATCTTGAGATTTCTGCAGATGGTACAATTGATGCGGATATCTCGACATATTATGCTTCGTTGACGGTGTAAGTCTCCTTTGGTGGATGGTGATGGGAAAGGCCTGGCCTGACAAACGGGCTGGGCCTTTTTAGCTTAAAGGTAAAATGAATGTTATATAAAAATATTTCAGATACTCCAGTTTGGATACTGTGCAATAGCATGAAGACCTTGGTATGTCCTGGGGAAGTTATTAATTTAAGTATTCCTGATATTAATCATTCAGGATCAACAATGAGATTTTTTGAATCTCTTGCTAAACATCAGGTTGTAAAAACAAATGGATGGGATATGGCGGAGAAATTAAAAAAAGATCCCATTGCTCAAAAAATCAATGATGAAAATATGCCTGAATTAACGATAGAAAAAAATTTACTTTCTGATAAAGCTTCAATAAATGAGGGTAAATAATTATGGCTATATTAACTGAAGCTGATTATATTTCTGCTTTAAGAGATTTTATTAAAGATTATGCTGAACTAAATAGACTATTAAAATTTCGTGAAGAAAATAAAGGAAATTTAATAAGTCTATATTTAAATATGGCTTTGGGGTTTTTAAATTCAATTCCTCCATTAATTGCATCTTTTGATTTTTCAACATTTCCAATACCGAGTTTATTACTTCATCAAAGTGCAATAGAGGCCTTAATATCAAATGGAATATGCCAGGCGAGAAATGACCTTACTTATAACAATGGCGGTATTACAGTTAAAATAAGTGATAAAGAACGTTATTTACAGTTTATACAATTATTAACTAGAATAGCTGACAGCGAAATTAATAATTTTAAACAAATGAAAGTTAGCATTAATATTGATAATGCTTGGGGTGGAGTTTCAAGTCCTTACAACACAATACATGGTAATTTGCCTATTAAGCCGAATAGCATCTTATAGTTCAATGACTTACAAAAGGAGTTATGTTTTATGAAAAAAGATGAATTACTTAAAATGGCTAAAGAGAACAAGGAAGTTGCTGACGCTATCATTTTTCTCACAAAATCAGCTCAAGCTGCAACAAATTTTGATGAATCAGTTCCAGCGGTTGGTGGTGCTGCTGAGCAACAGGGCACTGGCGCTGCCCCAATAGGACAGGCAGCCCCAGTACAGGCTCCTGCCGGCGCTGCAGCCGTCCCAGCTGACCAACAGGCACTTCAAATGGCTGGTGGTGGACAACCGGCTGTCGACCCCGCTGCAGAAGGTGCTAAGGCCGCTCAGGCTTTCCTAGCCCCTGCATTTCAGGCAGCTGCTCAAGGTGACGCTAACGCACAGCAAACTATTGCTTTGGCGGCTGGACAGATTGCCAGGGGTGTTGCGGAGGCTGCTAATGAAGCTTCTGGTGGAGGTGGAGGTCAAATACCGCCTGAAGCAGCTGCGGGTGCTCCAGGCGCTCCAGCAGCCCCAGCAGTACCAGCAACACCTGAATCTCAGGTTGCTGATCAAATAGTAGCTTCTCCTGTTCAGGCTAAAGCAAATGCTACTCCAGAAGGTGAGCAGGGCGCAGAAGAGCAAAAAGCTGAAGGAGAAGGTGATGGAGCTGCTGAAGCAAAAGATAAAGATAAAAAAGAAAAAGACAAAAAGAAACCACCATTTGAAAAGAAATCAGAATTAATGTTCAGCGCTGACACTGTTCGTGGATTAATTCAACTGTCAAAGGCTGGAATTATTTAATTCTGTTCTTTATTTTGTCTTAAACAAAGGGCGGAAACAACCGCCCTTTTTTAATATAATGGTTGGGTAATTATGTAAATTTAGCTATATTTTATATGATGGAGATAAATTTTATAATTACGTGTTTTAATAAAGAGCAATATTGGCCTTATCTGCGTACTATATTAAATTCATATATAAAGATCCAACCTCATATCGCATATTGTTACAATGGAAAAAATGAAAAAGAAATATGTGATTTTAAATGTGAAAATAGAGGACAATCTCCAGGCGATGCTGACTTAATTATTGGAGGATATAGATTATTAAAGAATAATGGTATTAAAAAATGGATAAAATTAAGTGTTGATAGTTGGTTATTAAATGAAGATATAATATTAGATATATTTAATAATATGGAAAAAAAAAATATGTGGTATGGTGGGGCTACATGGGTTCATTCTAACCATATGGCAACAGATATAATTTTTGCAACTACTGAATTATTAGAAGAATTTTGCAATTCAATGAAAGAATTTAATAAGAATATCAACATGCCACTTGAACAACACATGTATAAAATAGTAACAAAAAGAAAATATTATTTAATTCCAGGAAGGCATCCCGTTCCCTATGGATCAGAAGGAACACGACATATTGCTAACTCTCTTGGATGGACAATGCAGCATAAATTAGAAGATAATATCGCCTTTATGAATAACTATCATCAATGACCTTAACATTAAGGATACTTTCATGAGACTTACTATTGGAATGCCGGCTTATAAAAATTTTACTGAAGTCTGGTTCACAGTTCAGTCTTTACGACTTTATCAAGATTTAACAGATTGTGAGATTTTAATCGTTGATAATTTTGGCGATAAAGATTTAGAAAACTTTGCAAAAAATGATGGAAATGGAATAGTACGTTATGAGAAATTTACTAATATCGTAGGTACAAGTGAGGTAAGAAATAAAGTATTTGATTTTGCAAAAGGTGAAATGGTGTTATGTATGGATTCTCATGTCATGCTTAAGCCTGGTGCATTAAAAAATATTCCAGTAACAGATAATTTAATTCATGGTCCCTTATTATATGATAACACCAAAGGTTATACCTGCGAATGGAAACCAATATGGCGTGATCATATGTGGGGAATATGGGGTGATTATCTCAATAAACTTCCCGAACAGCCATTTGAAATATGGGGGGCTGGTCTTGGAATATTCTTAGCAAAGAAAAATTCATGGCTTCGTTTTAATGAAAATTTCAGAGGTTTCGGTGGTGAAGAAGGTTACATTCATGAGAAATATCGAAAAGCCGGCAGAAAGGTAATGTGCTATCCCAATCTTGTCTGGATGCATTTATTTAAAAAACCAATACCTTATCCATTAAATATGATTGATAGGGTTAGAAATTATATCATAGGCTTCGAAGAACTTGGTCTTGATACTAAACCAATACAAACTCAATTTGATGCTAAAATGGTAGCAGATGCATATCAATTAATTAAGAGTTCAAAGGTTGTAGTAGAAAAACCTCTCAGTAATAAAATATCCTGCGTAATGACTACCTATCGAAGATTTACCTGTGTAGAACGTTCAATTGCTATGTTCTTAAATCAGGATTATAAGGGTGAATCAGAACTTATTATTTATAATACTGATATTGAACATGCTTTAATTTTGGGAGATAATTTAAAAAATAAGAATATAAAAATATTCAATTGCGCTATTGATTCCGTAACTCATCAACCATATACAAATATCGGCGCTATTCGAAGAGATGCTGTGGCAAAGGCAACTGGTGGATATTATATATGCTGGGATGATGACGATATCTTTCTTCCATGGAATAATAGACAGGGAATGGATGGTATACAAAGGTATAAAACAAAAGCTTTTAAACCAGAACGTTCATTTTTTGCTAGAAAAACAGGAGTTGAACTTGCTAAAAATACAATGGAAGCCAGTGTTATTGTTTCATTGAAAGAAGTAAATTTTGCAATGAAGACTGGCTCAGAACACTTGCTATGGTATACAAGATTAAGAGATATGGGACAATTAAAAGAAAATTCTACTGATTCAGTACCAGGATATTCTTTTAATTGGAGCGATCCTCCACAAGTAGCTGGACATAAACAAAGTGGACAAATTGATAATCCTAATAATTTTGAGAATCATAAATTACAATCTACAGATTTCGCAAAACGACCATTAGAACTTATAAATCTAAACGGTATCTATCAACCATATTATGATTATTTTAAAACACATAAAGATCAATTCAATCCCGAATATTATAATAAGTATGTAGTTCCATATCTTAAATAATGGAGGTAGTTAATGGGCGATTTGACTAATAATATAAGTTATAAAGAATTAAGACCATTCGGAACTCCTGATACATGGAAACCCGCCTTTCCATTACAAGAATTAATGATTAGAAATCTTGCTAAAAATATTCAAATTGTAATAGATAGAGTTGGTGGTCACGTTACTTTTTCAAGTGGAGTAAGAGAAGCGTCTGATTATAATAGATTGGTTAAAGAAGGATATAATCCTTCTCCTAAATCAGATCATTTTTGTGGAAATATTGTTCCAGTTGACCCAATTCAACAGCCAGATAACTATAAACAATTTGGCCCCTTTTATATGTTTGCTGTTGGGGCTGCTGATACAATCCCAACAATAATTATTAATGATTTTTTTAATGCTGCTGTTAATCTTAATAAGATTGGAATAACTAATTTTGGGCAGGTAATACATGAGAAAGACCCTATAAAAAAAACAGAATGGGTTCATCTTTCAAATAATAAAAGTACATTTTTTTCTAAAGATATATGCAATATTGATCCTAAATCGCCATACTTATATACTATAGATGGCGGAAAAAGTTATAATGTATATAATGGATAACTAAAGGAATTTTATGACTGTAAGCATTAGTTCAATACTTGTTAATGGTCAAATGGCGGCTACAGTATTAGTTGGAGAACAAGCAACTATTACTGTCGTAGTTCATAGTAATATAGGTGGAATGCGATATGATTGGTGGAAAGAAAATGAACTAGATGAAAACAGCCCATCTTATTTAGGCGAAGGAGATCATAATGGCAATTACATTATTCCTTCGTGTACATTAGAAAATAATGGAGAATATTGGTGTGAAATTTCAGATACAGATGGGCCAGATGTGTCGAGCAATGTTACACTTCATGTTTTAAGTACTACGACAACAACCAGCACAACGCCGGTTCCTACTACAACTGGACCTACTACCACAACCACGCCGGCACCAACTACGACTACTACGATAGCGCCGTCAACCAGCACGACTCCAGAACCGACAACCACTACTACACCAGCGCCGACTACGACCACAACTACTACTCGCGCTCCCACTGATTATTTAACAGCATATATAGAAATTAATGGGCTTCAATCTATACAGCTCCCATATCAAGCAACTGCTACAATAATAGTTTATACTACTGGTGTGGTTGGTACATTAACTTATGATTTTTATAAATTAACTGATGATTATGATGACCCTATTCAATCAGGCCCAAATAATACATACGTTATAAATTCATGTGGAGAAAATGATGTTGGAGATTATTATTGCATTGTAACAGATGATATGAATTCTACTGATAGAACTGATTGGAAATCTGTATTAGCAGGTTATGTTTATTTATTGGTTTATGGATATCCTACAACTACTACGACAACCACAACGACCTCAACAACTACAACTACTTCTACAAGTACAACAGCGGCTCCTCAACCAGCAGAAGCTACTACGACAAGATATCCGCCTGTTACAACGACAACACTTCCGCCAAGTACATTAACTAGTAAGATTTGTTTTTCTGAATTAGAGGTAATTAAAACTATAGAGAATTCTCATTATCTTGAATGGAATATAATTCCTGATCCAACAATTCCAACTGAAGTAGTTGATGATTACAATTTCAGAATATGGTATAGTAGAAATCCAGAATTTGGATTTGTTGATTTAGGTGTTTTAATCGATGGAGCCATAGGCCCATTATCGTATACACATACAGAAATTCAATATGATTTCAGTCAAGACCATTATTATAAAATTGAATTAATTGCTAAAGCCGATTCTAATGCTTATAAATTTTCTGAAATGCAATTTATAGGAGAAAATTTTAATGGATTACATGATACAATGCGATATGCCGAATCATTATTATATGAATATTATGATGGGGAGCCATCATATATAGTAAAAAAGAAAGTTACAGGAGCACACTGTCCAGAATGTTGGAGTACTTTTAGACAGCAAAGAATTAAGACAGTTTGCAATACTTGTCATGGTAGTGGTTTTGCTGATGGATATTATAGCGCCATTCTTGTACAAATGGCTTATGATGCTGATCCTAAACAATCAAAACTTGAAGAAACATCTGAAGATTTAACAGTAACTCTTCAAGCAAGAATATCAAATTATCCATTAATAAGAAATAAAGATATAATTATAAATAAAGATACAAGAAAACGTTATATAGTTTTAAAAGTAAACGTAACAAAACTACCTAAATTAAGCGAAAATCATCATATATATTCTAAACAAAATTATGTTATAAGTCAAATATTATGGCTTAAAGAATTAAATTCTTCTGATATTCAGTATAATATTAATGTGCCAGGTTTAGAATGAAAACTTTTATTTACGCATTAATAGATCCTAAAAAACAACAAGAATTTCATATTTATATTGGTAAAAGTAATAATCCATATTTAAGATATTATCAACATTTAAAAGATAAAAATCATACATATAAAACTTGTTGGATTAAATCATTATTAATAAACAAATTAGTTCCTGATATTCAAATATTAGAACAGTGTAATGTAAAAGATTGGGAAAATAAAGAAAAATCTTGGATTACTTTTTATAAAAATTGTGGATATATAGTTGTTAATTCTACCGATGGTGGAGAAAGTGGCCCCTTTACTGAAGAACATCGAAAAAAAATTAGTGATAGTAAAAAAGGACAATTACCATGGATTTCTGGAAAACATCATTCAAAAAAATCAAAAATTAAAATGAGTTTATCACACAAAAATCAAACTCCTTATTGGAGGGGTAAACATCTTAGTGAAGTAACAAAAAAGAAATTAAGAGATTTTAATAATGGAAAACATCTCTCTAAAAAAACTAAAAATAAAATTAGAAAAGCTAGATTAGGAAAACATCATAATATAAAATCTATTCAAAAAATGAAAAAAATTAAATTACAATATTGGAAAAATCGTAAATCTAATTAGGAGTTAATAGTATGGTACAGACCAGTGTTATTATTCCTTCAAGGAATGAAATTTTCTTACAAAAAACTATTGATGATATCTTTGAAAAAGCCACAAAAGATATTGAAGTAATAGCAGTCCTTGATGGTTATTGGCCGAATCCCCCATTAAAAGATGTTAAGAATTTAACTCTTATCCATGTTACAGACGCACAAGGAATGAGGCCGGCAATTAATTCTGCTGCTAGAATTGCCAATGGAAAATACTTAATGAAACTTGATGCTCATTGTATGCTTGATAAGGGCTTTGATGAGAAGATGGCCTCCAATTGCGATGTGGATTGGGTTTCAATACCTCGTAGATACAGTTTGGACGGCGAGGCATGGAAGATAGCTGAAACTGGAAGGCCACCCGTTGATGCTCATTATTTAACATATCCTTATTTAAAACCAGAAGAAATCGGTATGCATGGAGATGTATGGAAAGAACGTGCCGCTAAAAATATTGATACTCCGATACTTGATGAGATGTCGTCTCAAGGCTCTTGCTGGTTTATGCATAAAGAATATTTCTGGAAATTCGGAGGAATGACTTGCGAAGGATATGGAAATTTTGTACAGGAAGCTCAGGAAATATGTAATAGAACATGGCTTTCTGGAGGTAGAGTTATATGCAATAAAAACACATGGTATGCCCATCTTCATAAAGGTAAAAAGTATGGCAGAGGATATTATATCTCGAAACAAAAAATGGTTGATGGTGCAATTTTTTCAGCTGATTATTGGATGAATAATAAATGGCCAGGAAGAACTAAAGATATAGAATGGTTAATTGATAAATTCTGGCCTGTTCCAACGTGGCCTGAGAATTGGAAGGAGCTGCGTAAGCCAAAATGATTAATGGAAGTAAAATTGGTATAGTAACTGGTGTTATGAATCGTCTAATTTATCTTTCGCAATCTCTTCCAACATGGGTTAAATTAAAGGAAATCGATAAAATAGTAATAGTTGATTGGAATTCTGAAGAAGATATTATTCCATTAATAAACAGTATAAATGACAGTAGAGTATATGTTGCACGAATTCCTAATCAACAATACTGGGATCCAGGAAGAGTATTTAATATAGGGACAAGATTTTCAGATACAGATTTTGTTTTTATCACTGGTTGTGATATTAAAATAAACTATCCATGTTTTGATTCTATCAAACCGCTTCCAAGTAAAGAATTTTATATAAGATCAGATAAATGGAAGGGGGCCCCTCATAAACTCAGGGGATTATATGGTACATGCATATTTCAAAAGAAAATGTGGATGGAAACTGGTGGATATATAGAAGAAAAAAAATCATATGGATTAGAGGATTCAAATTTTTTTACAAGAGCCCAAGAATTTGGTTATACTCAAATTAAATGTTTAACAGCAAATCAAATAACACACATATCTCATGGATATGATATAAGGCAAAAATATTATAAAGAAAAATATGATAATATTCAAGATGCAGTTCGTTTATCAGAACAACAACTGAATGAAATTGGAAAACATAGAGGAATGAAAATAATGCATGGACTTGTTTATCATAATGGAGCGTGGAGTAACATTCAACCAATTTAAGGGATGCTATCATGGATACTGTAGAAAAAATTTTAGGAAAATATGATAAATTGAATTATTCTGGAGAAATGCCAATACAGCTTTCAATTGATCGTGAAAATTTTTCTGAATTGTTTTGTGAACTTAATCTTAAAATTGGAGCAGAGATAGGTGTTGAACAAGGTGCTTTTTCGGAATCTTTATGTCAAAACAATCCCCATGTTAAACATTTTGCTATTGATCCATGGAAAGCTTATCATGGATATCGTGACCATGTTAATCAGGAAAAACTTAACAGATTTTTTGAAGCAACAAAAGAAAGACTTTTATCTAAATATGACTGCATAATAATGAGGGAATTCAGTCTTGATATAGTCAAAACATTTAAAGATGAATCACTTGATTATATTTATATCGATGCAAATCATACCTTTCAAAATTTTACAAATGATTTATGTGAATGGTCTAAAAAAGTAAGAGTTGGCGGAATAATATCAGGACATGATTATCATAAAGAGGGAACTCAGGTTAATAACCATGTATTTCAAGTAATTAATGCTTATACTGATGCATATTTTATTAAACCTTGGTTTGTGACATCAGAACGTTCCAAATCATTCTTTTGGGTAAAACAATGATACAATCAACAGTGGTTTATTATACTTCTAATACTGAAAATGAACAATTTGAAAAAAAGATAAGAGATGAAATTTGGAAAAATAAGGGTGAGCTATCACTTATTTCAGTATCAAGAAAACCTATTGATTTTGGAACGAATATATGTGTAGGTGAAATACCTTATTGTGATATGTCAGCATTTAAACAATTACTTATTGGATTAAAAGAAGTTAAAACAGAATTTGCTCATGCAGCAGAATCCGATGTTTTATATCCTCCAGAATATTTTTCATTTATTCCTCCAACAAATGATAACGTATACAGATATAAGAATGTATGGGTATTCTGGGGATGGGTTGGAAATTTTCACAAAAATTTGTTTTGGAAAAAACAATATACAGAAGGTGCCCAGTGTTGTGGAACAGCATTTTGGATTAAATCTCTGGAAAAGTTATTAAAATTACTTGAAACAAATAAAATAAGGGCAGAAGCGTTTCATACTTTTGATTTATTTAATTGGGTTGCACAAAATCCAGTTATTACTATAAAAACAGGACATAGTTTAAGAAATAGAACCAGCACATATAATATATCGACAGATACGCTCCCATATTGGGGAACTGCTACTGACCTTAGAAATAGATTGTGGGGAAACAATGAGATTTAATATGGCCTGGGGTACACATATGCCTGTTCTGATTAATTTAACAAACAAAACAAGCGGTCCAATACTTGAATTAGGAACTGGTTTGTATAGTACTCCATATCTGCATTGGGCATGTTTTGATAAAAAAAGGACACTTGTATCATATGATAGCGAAGAAAAATATTTTAATCTTAGTACACAATATCGTTCTGATTTTCATGAAGTAAATTTTGTCAGATAAAAAATGGGATATAGCTTTTATAGATAATCATCCTGCTGAAAAAAGAAAAGATTTAGCATTAAAAGTAAAAGATTGTGCTCGTTTTATTATTCTTCATGATGCGTGGTGGAAAGAAGATTATGCCTATCATTATAAGGAAATTTATCCATTATTTAAATATATTTATATCCATCCCGTTACAAGAAAAGGCCCATCAGCAATTTTAAGTAATTTCGAAAATACTGAAGTTTTTTATAAGAGTTAAATATGAATGATATTACCATTGTTTATTATACTGCAAATTTTATCAATAGTTTTTCAGCTGAAGCTATTAGAAATCAATTATTAATCGCAAAAGGTGATATACCGCTTATAAGTGTTTCTCAAAAACCTATTAATTTTGGTGAAAATATTTGTGTTGGAAATATAGGAAGATCACAAATTAATATTTATAGACAAGTTCTTATTGGCGCAAAAGCTGTTAAAACAAAATATGTAGCCCTATGTGAAGATGATTGTCTTTACTCACCAAGTCATTTTACTTGCTTCAGACCTAAAGATAATGAGTTTGCATATAATTGGAATCGCTGGGGACTTTATACATGGTCGAGGCCTCCTGTATTTTCAAATAAACATAGAATTGTTTTAAGTAATTGTATTGCTCCTAAAG